CTCGAACTGAGTTCGGAGGTAATGAATGTTGTCCTTCCTCGATTTCGTGTGGTAATGACCGGACCACACTTCCTCAAACCTGGAGAACACCTTTGGATCCATACCATCATGAGCAGGCATGCCAGGAAGAACGTCGAAGCCCTTGAGCTCGAGGTGTCCTGCCAGGATCGTGGCTGGGGAAGTCTCAACGAACTTCATTGATTCCTCAAAGTTCTCCGGATTGATCCAAGGGAGAAGCGCAATATTGCAACCATCGTAGCTCATCACCTTTGGCTTCATTACGATGTTGACGTTCTCCACGAAGAAGCCGAGCAGTTCCTTTAGCGAACACAGATCGTTCGTGTTCTTGTAGACCACATCATGGTTACCAGGAATGATGTCCATCGTCATTCCCAGATCACGCATTGGTTCCAGGAATGTTTTACGGTTGTGATGAAGCGCCTTGAAGTTGATGTACTTCCGATGGTCGTAGTAATCGCCTAGGTGCAGGATCTGCTTGATACCGTGCTCCTTGCAGTACGGAAAGAAAATCTCTGAGTAGAACTTTCTGAAGTAATCCAGAAAGGCATCAGAGGCATTTCTGGCCCCGCAATGAGTATCGTTGAGGACGGCTATCTTCATGCAATGAAGAACTCGAGATCTGCCTTGAGTTTCTTCTTGAAGTCTTTGATCTTCTTGTCGTTGTCCTTGACCTTATCGATACGCTTCTTGATGGTCTCGATGAAGCCAGTATCCTGGAAGACTGCAGCTACTTCATCGTCTGGTGATGTGAGAAAGTTCTCGATACCTGCATGCTCGATGTAACGGAATTTGATGTCCTGCTGCTTCTTCTCCTTCATGATACGACGAAGAAAGGCATAGTAGCAGATCTGCGTGAAGTACGCAAAGGCGTTAGGAGAACCAGTACGAGTGGCAGCCTCGATGTTGTAATTCATGATAGCCTTGATACAGTTCTCGACAGCATCCATCACCATCTCCTCACGGTAGGTGTAACGCACAAAGTTAGGCTTATGAGAAAGACCCTCGGCAATACGAAGGAAGCAGCGACCAATGTATTCAGGAATACGATCTGGCTCCTTATTCTCGGAGATTGATTTCTTTACTCCGGTGACGTAATCAACAACAGCCTGAGAAAACTCCTTGTTGTTTACGTAATGCTCACGCTCGGCCTTCCGCGTGGTTTTCTTAGGTTTGGTTGTGGTTTGTGTTGTCATTACTAATTTCAGATCATACTAACCAATCGATCTTACTTGTACATCTCAAACTTTTGCTGAGCACTCAATTACGAAGTTGTTTACAGCCTCGCGGGAAGCGGTTATTTTGTTTACACTGTTCACCCAGTGGTCGCAGTATACCCTAACGGTCCGGTGACGTATCGCCAAAATCGAATTGCTGTTCCCAATTCAATTTCTTATCCGATTCAGATGGTGTGCCATCACGGTTCTCGATGATGCCGGCATAGTTAGTTTTGGTGGCATCATCTGGGATAGCAGCTGAGATCACGTGCTCCTTGCGAATCATGTGAATGCGTGACTTGGATGCCAGAAACCAATCTGCATAATACGTGGTGGATCTGACACCTTCGCTGGTGGTCTGGCTGTGAACTCGAATCTCCAGAGGATCTCGAATGATCATGTTCTTGTCAGTGTCCGAGAGGACCTGGCACAGAATAGTTTCACCGGAGACCAGTTTCAGAATCACACTGAGATCTTCAAATTTATTCACAACTTTACCTCGTGGATCTTGTAATCAAACTTTTCTGAGCCATACAATTTGATTCGTTCTGCTGCATGGTCCAGCGTGTAGTTCCGATTCTTCTTCCAATGCAGGTCATCGGCAATGTCGTAAACTTTCGTGGCCCGACCATCGTCGGACTTACGTAACCCTCGACCGATCGACTGAAGCACCCGGATCTGGGACTTCGAAGGAGATGCGAAGATGATGACATGCAGGTTTCTTATATTTATCCCGGTGGAAAATGTGCCCATCGAAGCTACGATGATGGCATCCTTCTCCTTCTCAGTGATCTCGCGAATTCTCTCGCGTTCATCAGCATCCACATCGCCAGAAACGAAGAAAAGCTTGCGAGTACGCCGCGGAAGTTCGTTCAGCTTGCTATCAAG